GGGGGGGGCACAGGATGGCGCACGGAGATCCGCACGGTCGATGGTCGCGTGAGCGACGCGGTGAGGAGGCGCCGAGGACTTGCCGGGGGCAGGCGTGCTGCGACCCCGCGTTGCCGCACGAGCATGCCGAGGAGGACCTGCCGGTGTCGGATCACGGGGTGGAGGGGGCGATCCCGCTGCCGGTGGCGGACGCTGCGGCGTGGGGGCGGCTGAACATGGCCCCGTCGGACGCGGAGTGGGCCGAGCAGAACCGGCGGATCAACGACCTGCTGGCGGGGCGGAGCCGCGCATGACGGGACCGTTCTCTGCGGGGATGCTTCGGGCGCTGTCGCGTCTCATGGGTCGGGCGGCCGCTCACCCGGCGGCGCACGCTCCTGAGACTCCGGAGGGGGGCTATCAGGCCGGCGAGCCATGGTACGAGTCCGCGACGCGGATGCGGAAGTACCGGCGAGCGCGCGCGACGCGCACCCGGATGGCGCGGGCATCCCGTCGCGCGAACCGGGCGGCGTGACATGCCCACGCGCCTGATCTTGGTCACGGACCCGGTGGCTGAGGGCCAGCCGCTCGGCACGGAGATGCCGCGGTGGTACGTCGCATGGACCTATCCGGACGCGACGGACCTCGAAACGATGTACTGGACCTTCGAGCAGGCGATGCTGAGCCTGCGGCAGGAGCTGGCGGAGGCGGGCGTGATGGGCCGGCCGTCGGACCCGATCGCTGGAGCATCCTGCCCATGATGACACCGCGCGGTGGACTGGAACGGCTCCAGCGGGAGGCTCATACCCTCCACCAAGCCGGTTCGACTCCGGCCCGCGCCACCATCGTGACCGGATCATGGACGACCAGAGCCCGAGCCCGGTGACGCTGATGGACGCCCAGGGGGTGGTCCTGGCCGTGGTGTCCATCGAGGAGTTCCGCCGGAGCCGGCAGGCGCTGCGACAGTGTCGCCGCCACCGGCGGGAGCTGTGTGTCTTCTGTTTGCCGGCGATGCCCGCGCGCGCCCGGCCGATGGCGCCGTCCGCGGGGGTCCGGGACCGCGCCCGGCGGGCGGCGAGGACGCGCTGGCATGGCCCGGCGGCGTGAGCGATCTGCGGGAGGTGCGGCGGTGCCTGGAATGCCACCAGCCGCTGCCGTTCGACGCCCATCCGCTGCGCGTGCGGTGCTCGAGGCGGTGTCGTCGGAAGGCCGCCACGGCGCGGCGGCGGGCGCGTGACCGCGCGGCCCGGGGCGTGGTCGGCGCGGCCCGGGGCGTGGTCGGCGCGGCTGACGCCGAACGGCTGGCTCAACCGCGCGACGGTGGCCGCCCTGGCCGGGTACACCATCGACGAGCTGCGCAACGTGTGCGAGCGGGCGGACCTCGGGCAGAAGATGCTGTTCCTGTCGGCCCCGCATCCGGCGAACCCGGCGATGCGGTTCGGGCACCAGTGGTGGATTCTCCCGGCGACGGTGGTGGAGGCCTTGCGGTGGCGCCGGCTGGCGCGGGCCTATCACGCCGACCACCGCCATCAGAAGCGCAAGCACCCGCCCTCCCCGTGGGACCCTTTTCTACTGCCCCACGACAGACGCTGCGCCTGCATGCCAACGACGTCATCGCCAACCTCTACTGGGGCACCAACGAGCTTCGCCGTCTCGCAGGCAAGGCGGAAGCTCAGGACGATGTCTTCACGGCGGCGTGGGCGACGCACCGCTTCGTCGAGGAATTGAGGCGCGTGACCGAGCTGGTGGTGGGCAAGACGACGCGGCTGGACGTGACCATTGCCTCGCAGGAGGACCTGCCGGACTGGAACGCCTTGCCGGCAGAGGTGCGGGCGGCGCTCGACCAAGCCTTCGAGCAGTTGCCGCCGATCTACGCGGGGGAGGCCCGGCGCGTTGAGTAGCGCGGGCGCCGTCCACCCGCCCGGCATGATCGTGCTCCCGCTGGGCGACCTCACCCGCTACACCGACTTCTGGGTCTCGGTCCTCGCGCTCCAGCGCCCGCCCGGCACCGGCATCCTCCCGGTCAAGGGCACCTCGGTCGCCCGCAACAAGAACCAGGCGTACCGCGCCTTCCTCACGAGCGGCGCCCAGTGGGTCTGGTCGATGGGGGACGACCATGTGTTCCTCCCTGACATCCTGACGCGGCTGCTCGACCACCAGGTGGACGTGGTGGCGCCGCTCTGTCTCAAGCGGAAGCCCCCCTTCCAGCCGGTCGTCTACCGCGGGCCGGGGGAGCGCGAGCACTTCTTGGAGCGGTACACGATGGAGGGCCTCGCCGCGTCCCGGGGACTCCTCGAGGTGTACGCCTGCTCGACGGCGGGAATGCTCGTGCGGCGCCGCGTTGTGGAGGCGATCGCCGATCCCTGGTTCGAGCTGGGGCAAGGCTCGACGGATGTCCTGGGCGAGGACCTGCACTTCTGCGCCAAGCTCCGCGCGGCCTCCATCCCAATCTACGTGGACCTGGACGTGACGCTGGGCCACCAGACGCCGATGACGGTCTGGCCCGAGCGGGACGAGGCCGGGATGTGGTGGGTGGCGATCGACGCCGACGGCGTGCGGATCAGGCTGGCGCCGATGGACGGGGCGCCGGCCGCGGCCTCCGGAGCGCCGGCGCCATGATCGCCTCCCCGCACGACGACTTCGAGGGCTGGACGGGCGGCAAGGTCCACCGCCTGGCCCTCGTGCATCCCACCGTGGTCCTGGGCGAGGGCACGCTCGTCTGGCCCTACGCCTACGTGCGGGCCGACGTCGTGACCGGCGCGCAGTGCGCGATCGGCCACGGGGTCTCGGTCGCCGAGCGGGCGCGCCTCGGGGACCGGGTGCGCGTCCAGACCTTCGCGCTGCTGTGCCAGGACCTCATCGTTGGCGACGACGTGTTCATCGGGCCCGGCGTGCTCACCGCCAACGACCCGGCGCCTCGGGTGGGGAATCCGCACTACGTCCGCCGCCCGCCCGTCATCGCGCGCGACGTCGTGATCGGGGCCGGGGCGATCCTGCTGCCGGGGGTCCGGATCGGCCAGGGCGCCGTGATCGCCGCCGGCGCCGTGGTGACGCAGGACGTGCCACCCTACGCGCGCGTGATGGGGGTGCCGGCGCGTGGCTGAGATCCTGTACGATGTCGAGGGGCACGTCGCCACGCTGACGCTCAACCGCCCCGAGAAGAAGAACGCCGTGAATCACGCGATGTGCCAACAGCTCGCGGGGGCGTTCGCGTCGATCCAGGACGACCCCGAGGTCTGGTGCGCGGTGCTCACGGGGGCCGGCGGCGTGTTCTCGTCGGGCCACGATCTGACCGAGGACTTCACCGACGCCTGGCCGACCTTCGCCGATCTCTACGCGATCCAGGCGCAGCTCACCAAGCCGCTGGTGGCCGCCGTGGAGGGGATCTGCTACGCGCAGGGCACGGCGTTGGCGCTCGGGTGCGACGTGGTGCTCGCGTCGGTCTTCGCGACCTTCGGGTGGCCCCAGGTGCGCCGCGGCATCGGCTCCGTGAGCGGCCCAACGGTGTTCGCGAGGCTCGTGCCGCGCCACACCGCGATGCGCGCCCTGTTGACGGGGGAGCCCGTCATGGCGGGCACGCTCTCCCGACTCGGCGTCATCGAAGTCGTGCGTGAAGGCCTCGCGGTGCTCGCCGAGGCGCAGCGGTTGGCCCGCGTGATCGCCTCGAACGCTCCGCTCGCGGTGCAGGCCGTCAAGCTCGCCGTGGTCGACACGACGCCGCTCCGCCCGCTGACGGCGTATCGCGTGGCCACGGACATCCTCAAGGATGTGCTCAGGACCGAGGACGCCGCCGAGGGCCTCCGGGCCTTCCGGGAGCAGCGCCCGCCGGTCTGGAAAGGACGCTGACTGCTCTGCCATAACTGCAACATGGCCAAGGGGTGTTACGGTGAATGCCCGCATCGCAAGAATGGGCCGCGTTCGGTGGTCCAGGAGGAGCGCCAATGGGCGTGTTGTTATGGTTCTATAGGTGTCCGAAGTGCGGGTCGACACGGTGCTGGGCGGATAGCCGCCCGGGGGGCGATGCCGCCTGGGACCGCGAGGCGTGCGGCTTCTGCGGCACGCCCTTGCAGCGCGTGGAGCGGCAAGCGGCGTAGCAGTGGTTCTCTTTTTCGTGCGAGGATAACGAGGAGGACATCATGCAGGACCTGCCACATCATGGTGAGCACTGGTTCAAGGATGTCGGCGAGCAAGCCGAACAGGCGAGGCGGGCGGACCAACTCAAGGCGACGATCCGCACACTCACAGAGCAGACGAGCCGTGTCGGGTTGCCTCTCGGCGAAACGGGCCAGTATCCTCAAGGCGCGATGACGCCCGATGACGAAGGCGAGTTGCGTCTCGCGGTGACGACGCAGGCCGGGAAAGTGATTCTCGCCTTTGGCAAGCCGATTGCGTGGCTCGGGATGTCTCCACGAGAAGCTCGGCAGATGGCTGACGCGCTGAACGAGTGGGCCGCGAAGGCATGAGCCCCCTCGTCCTCTATCACGGCAACTGCCCCGACGGCTTCACCGCCGCGTGGGCGGTCTGGAAGGCCCTCGGCGATCAGGCGGAGTATCGCGCCGTCAACTACGGCGAGGCGCCGCCGCTGGACGACGCGGCGGGGCGCCGTGTGATCCTCGTGGACTTCTCGTATCCGCGCGCCGCACTCGACGCGCTGGCCGACGTGGCAGCCTCCGTCGAGGTGTATGATCATCACAAAACCGCCCAGGCCGACCTCGTCGGATGGGAGCGCGGAGGAGTGGTGTTCGACATGGAGCGCAGCGGGGCGGGGATCGCGTGGGATGCGTTTCACCCCGGGCGCGTTCGGCCGGCCCTCATCGCCTACGTCGAGGATCGTGACCTGTGGCGATGGCAACTGACGTCGAGCCGAGAGGTGAGCGAGTACGTGTTCTCCTGGTCCTACTTGTTTGCGAATTGGGACCGTCTCGCCAGTCAGCTCGGGGCTCTCGACCCGCGCGGCGGTGTGGCCTTCCAGACTGCCGTTGAGTGCGGGTCTGCGATGCTCCGCGCCAAGCGTGCTCGCGTGGCGAAGGTCTGCGAGCACGCACGGTGGCTCATCTTCTCGGGCGGCGTCGGTGATCAGGTCACGCTCCCGGTTGTCAACACCTCTTGGGACTTCTCCGAGATCGGCGAGTACCTCTGTGAGCGGTTCCCGGACGCCCCCGCGGGCGGCTACTACTTCGACCGGGCCGACCAGCGCCAGTGGGGATTTCGGAGTCGTGGCGAGTTCGACGTGTCGGAGTTGTGCAAGCGGTATGGTGGGGGAGGGCACAAGGCGGCCGCAGGGTTTCAGTCGGAGATCGGATGGTTGCCGTGCTGATCGAGCGGCTCCCCGACCGCTCCCTGGTCTTCTGCTGCACCTGGCGGGAGTTCCTCCAGGCGTGGCGGCAGGCCGACCAGGCCCACCGCGTGGTGCTCCCGGACGGCCGCCCGGCCGCCCGGACGGACGGCGAGGGCGAGGAGCCGCCGAGCTACACGAGTCTCCACCCGCACGTCTGGCCCGTGCTCCGGGCGCGGTTGAAGGAGGCGTTCGCGCTCGTGCCGCCGTCCTCGAAGCGCGTGCGGCTCTGCGAGGCGTGCCGGAGCGAGTTGAAGGTGTCCAGGGAGGAGTCGATGGTCTGGCATTTCAAGTGCGAGACGTGCGGCTCCATCGAGATCTACGGCAAGGACTTCGTGGGGGGCACCCCGGGTGCCGGAGAGAAGGAGCGGCCATGATGCACGAGGACCACGCGATGCCGAAGATGCCGAAGGGCATGTCCATGAAGCCGCCGAAAGGGATGAAGGGTCCGGGGCGCCAGACGACGCGCCGGCCGACGCGGAGCCAGCAGCGGTCGCGGGCGCGGAAGATGACCCGTGGCTGAGGCGGCCTCGCCGCGCCGCATCTGCCGCGAGTGCTGGCGTATCGACGACGAGAGCCTCGTGACGCGCCGGTGCGAGCCGCGCTGCGCCTGTCCCTGCCACGGCGCCGCCTGATGGACACCCTCCTGTCGATCCTCGCCCTCTTCGTGATCGCCGAGGCGTTCGGGCTGTTCGTCCTCGGCCTGCTGGTGGCGCAGGATCGGGAGCGGACGCGGCATCTGACGCGCGTGATGCTGGCGCTGCGGGACGAGGTGCGGCGGCAGGCCGGCGTCGAGGTGGCGGTGGACCGGAGCCTGCTGGGCGAGGAGCCGGAGGATGTCGTGGCGACCGAGGAGGACGAGGTGTCACGCATCCCGACGGTGCGGCCGTGGCGGTGATCCCCCCGCTCGAGACCCGCATCGACGCCGAGAAGCTCCGGTGGGCCCGCGAGATGGCCCGCTGCGAGCAGGACGTCGATTACCTCTCCTCGCACTATCTCCGGATCAAGAGCAAGACGGTCATCGGCTTCCCGAACCTGAAGCCGAACCGCGTCCAGCGCTTCCTGCACGAGAAGATGCAGGACCAGTGGAAGCGGACGGGCCGGATTCGGCAGTGCTGGGGAAAGATTCGGCAGTGTGGCGCCAGCACCGAGGTCTCCCGGCACGTCTTCCACCAGACGGCGTTCCGGAACAACCGCAACGCCTTCATGGTCAACTACGACGAGCCGAACAGCTACGAGCTGTTCGACGTGTATCCCACCTACTACGATTCCTTGCCGGTGCCGCTCCGCCCGACGCTGAAGACGCGCTCCAAGAGCCGCATCGAGTTCAAGAACCGCAATTCCAAGATCCTCGCCGCGCACGCGCTGAACCTGAACGTCGGCGCCTCGCAGATGAACCACGTCGTCCACCTGACGGAGGTGGCGCGCTACAAGAACGCCCACGAGATCCAGGCGAGCCTCTTCCCGTCCATCTCGGAGGCGAAGGGCGAGGACTACTCCCTCGTCGTCCTGGAATCGACCTCGCGGTACGGCGGCGACTGGTTCAAGGATTTCTGCGAGGCGGCGCAGGCCGGGGAGAACGGCTACGAGTTCAGCTTCGTCCCGTACTTCATGCACGAGGACTACACGGCCCCGGTGCGGCGCGAGTTCCAGCCGACCGCCGAGGAGCGCGACCTCATGAAGCAGTACGGCATGAGCCTCGGGAACATCGCGTGGCGCCGCCAGAAGCGAGCGGAGTACAAGACGAACGTCGCGCTCTTCGAGCAGGAATATGCGTGCTGTCTTTCCGGCGACACGAGGATTTCCACCGATCACGGGATGGTGCGTCTGCGCGATGCGGAGAGCGAAAAGACCACCGAATCCGGGCGCATCCTGGGCTGGCTCCCGCAAGGACTGAGCGAGACACTCCTCGTCAGAACATCGCTCGGATACGAAATCGTCGCCACACCCGAACATCTGATCGCCACGGCTTCAGGCGGATGGGTTGACGCGGCCTCGAGCCTTGGGTCTCGGGTCGAACTGCGCCCGCCCAGGTTCGCGGAACGCGAAGAGACGCTGTCGTGGTCAGACGTGCCGTCGACGCAGACGACATTGACCGTCACGGCGACCTGGGGTCGGTTTCTCGGCTACTTCATGGGGGATGGCTCCTATGCGATGTCTCGTGGCCCGCACGTGTCAGCGGGAGCCGGTGGAACGCTGAGCGTGTGTTGCGACGCACAGGATGGCGACGTGATCTTGGACGTCGAGCGTGTGGTGCGTGACCTGTTCGGCGCCCCCATGCAGCGGCGTCTCGTGGGACCTCGCCGTGGAGGCTGTGATCTTCGGGCCTCTCGCGCCCAGTTCTTTCGGCCACTCCTCGAACTCGGTGTCATAGAGCGACGCGGGCCCGAGCGTCGCTGGATGCGCAAGGTGTGTGTGCCCGAGGCGGTCTTTCGGAGTCCTCGGCACGTCGTGCGCGAATTTCTCCGGGCACTCTTCGAGTGCGATGGCAGCGTGCGTCGTTCTGGCAATGTGCTTCTGTTCTCTAAGTACGAAGACTTCCTTCGTGATATCCAGCTCCTGCTCCTCGGGTGGGGGATCACGTCGCGTCGCGAGCGGTGGAAGCAGAAAGAGCAGTACGGCCCGGGGCATGTCCTGGCACTCCGAGCCGAAGAATCGGAGATGTTCCACGCCACAATCGGATTTATCGGAGCGAGGAAGTCGTGGGCGAGTCCTCCGCCGACGACTCGGCGCGGCCGGCGTCGGCAGCCTGTGGTGCTCAATGACATCGTGACGTCGGTGGTCCCCTCTGGGCTCCGCGCGGTGTACGATCTCGTCCTCCCTCCGCCCCATACGTTCAGCGCGAACGGCATCGCCGTGCATAACTCGTGGGAGTCGTCCTGGGTCCTCCCCCTCGGCACGCTCCGCACCTTCGACTGGCCCACCCTGGAACGCCTCCAGGCGGGCCTCCGTCCCGGCCAGCGTATGACGCCGACCTCGACGGGTCTCCGGCCGGAGCTCGGCGGGCCGGTGGAGGTCTGGCAGCCGCCGCAGCCGGACGTCTACTACGACATCGGCGTGGACCCCTCGCAGGGGCGGACGAAGGACGCGGACTGGACCGGCATCTGCGTGGTCCGCCGCGACCGCCTCGAGCAGGTGGCTGAGTGCCGCGTCCACATGGACCCTGCTGGGCGGGAGTTCTTCGATCTCGTGTACTGGCTCGGGCACAACTACAACACCGCGCAGTTGAACCCGGACATCACGGGGGGCTGGGGCCTGGCGCTGATGAGCGAGTTGCAGCGGCGCTCGTACCCGAACATCTGGCGCTGGCGCCGGCCGGACGACGCCAAGGAGCGCGTGTCCAGCCGCCTCGGCTTCCTGTTCACGCAGCGCGACAAGGCCCGGCTGGTGAGCAACGCCGTGACGCTCGCCCAGCAGGGCCAGGTCGTGATCCACTCCCAGGTGCTCCACGACGAGATGCGGGACTACTTGAACGTGGGGCTGGACGAGTGGGGGCCGGCGCCGGGGGGCACCGACGACAGTCTGACCGGCTGGATGCTGGCCCTGATCGCCGCCCGGGACGAACGGTGGGACGTCGAGGAGCTGGCGCCAGGGGCCGAGCCGGAGGCTGCGGCGTCCTGGGCGGTCCACGACGTGGACGCGGACCTACGTGACGAACACGACCACGACATGCTAGCGTTGGGGCCATGGAGAGCGTGACGATGGAGATCCAGAAATGGTGCCAGCCGCATTGGGACGCACTCCGTGCGACCGTCGAGGCGCGTGGGCTCGGACATCTTGTGTCGCGGGGCGGAGCGGCCGCAGCGGCGCATGTCGCGGACGAACTGCGCCTCGGTAACGCCCATGATCGTGAGGGATTCGACCCCTTACTCCGAGCGTGGGCAATGATCTCTGGGCGAGCGCTTGACAATGGGGTGAGCCCCGTTGGATGCCCACTGTGTCACGTCCAGCGGCACCACGATGAGTGCCAGCAGCCTGGGTGTTTCCTGGCCTCGGCGCAGGACTGGATCGACGGCTGCACGGAGTCGCTGCGCCAGTACGCTATGGGCCTTGGTCTCACTACGGCAGAGACAGGAGAGGCATGATGGCCGATAAGATCTGGTCCTACTTCAGCGAGCAGACCAAGGATCGTCTCCGGGTGGTGGCGGACGGGCGCCATGTGGCGATGGCCGAGGCGGCTGCGCTGCTGG